ACGCATCTTGCCGTCAAACAATTCATCAAACGAATAGTCCATGACCGATGCATCGCGCATCCATTTATAAATCTTATCCGAGACATCGCGAGAAATCTCATTAAGTATTTCTAAATTTTCTTGAAGTTGGGAAGGTTTATTTTTACGCTCGGCGGAGCTTACGAAATCTTTCCACAGACTATAAAACTTTTCCATTAATAGTTTCCACCATGTAGTACGCTAATAAATAGTCTTTTAAGAGCGATAAAACAAAAAAAAGAGAGACATTATGTCTCTCTTTGGTAGTCGTCCTCAAGTCTAACTACATCATCAATTTCTGGCGTACTCACTTCAATCAACTCTACATCCGAATACGGTGCACAGAATCTATGAATTTCTTTTGGCTTGATCCTATAGGCATGACCTTCCGGAATTTGTATCTCTATATCCTTAGGGCCTAATATTATTTGCAACTTTCCGCTTAGCACATAAATTGTTTCGTCCTTCACTTCGTGATATTGTTTTGATAGTCGATGACCCTTATTTATGTGCAGAATCTTGCCTAAATACTTTTCATTAATCGCCCACCTAATTTCGTGACCCCAAGGTTTCTCAACCTTTACCATGTTTACCTCGCTGTTTATTTATTTAATATCTGTATTGTACAGTCTGTTAATTTCTACTTATATTACCATGAGTAAGAATATGAAAAAGCTTCAACTCAAAGCAGAGTATCTCTTGTTAGAACACTCGGAAGTAGAAGAGTTGTTTGCTGATTATAGCAAAATATTTAATGAAGATTTTGTCGAAGAGCATGCCTTTTTAGCAGCCAAGGCTGAAGCTGCTGGGATAGTCAGTCAAGATTCGCCGGATAGTGACCGTAAAGAAGATGCTAATGCAGATGGAAAGCCGACTATTTCAGAAGATCTGCAAAAAATATATCGACTCATAGCTAAAAAAACTCATCCGGATGTCTGCAAAGTGGAAGAGCACCGCAAACTTTTTGGAGAAGCTGCCGCGGCATACGCTTCGGGCGACTGGATTACTCTAATATCGATTTCCAACACTTTGCGCCTAACGATTCCCAAATTGAGTCGAGAGACTATCCAACTAATAAACGAAAGCTCGGAAAAATGGTTTGAGGAAATAAAATCCATAAAAAATCGTTTGCCATGGGTCTGGGTAACTGTTGGTCAGAAAGATCTCTTGCTCAGAACGAAAATACGAGCATGCATGGGCATAAACGAGCAAGAGTTTGCAGAGTGGAAAGCTGCTAATCAGATAACTGATAAATAAGGAATTCCAGGGGGGAGATCTCCCGCTACTATTCCGCCGTGCTTGGCCACAACAAGAGCCACTCGTTCAGCAGGCACCCAAGCATACACAGTCTCCGTGGGCCTGTCTGGATCTTCTGCCCAGTCCATCAGCAAAGGCTCTCTTCTGTTAGGAAATCCGACCTCAACTTCGCTGTATTTGTCCGCATTTGTAACTCGCGGCTCACAGTATGCAGTTTTGTTAGCCTGCACGCTCATGCTAAACCCATCTGCGCAAAGAATTTTTTTGTTAAGTTTCATCTATGTTCTCCATAAAAGTTGTATTGCAACAATCGCGAACGAGAGCAGAACACATATCAGCGTCTTGGGCGTGAACATACTCTCGTTCATAAAGTGCCATGTTAGAATTGGAAATGTCAAATACGACATACCAAAAATTAAAAGGCGTGGGCCCCAAAGTTCATTCATTTCCCCCACAACCATTCTAACCCCGTACCAAAAGCAGAAGCTAGCGGGTATAGAAAAGATAAGTATTGCCGGGATAGGCTTGTCTCTCCACCAATCCCAAACAAACTGAGAATTCAACTGGAACCACACCAGTGTCTGCCCGATAACGAATAGCAAACAGCCTATTAGAATGTTGAACAACTACGCGCCCCGTCTTGAATGAACAACAGATATAATCTTGTTTGGCATGTGCGTACCTGTTTGGTGATCACCCTTTACCATGGCCACCACAAGATAGCCGGGCAAAAGCTCATTAGCCTGATTGTGCGCCTCTTCGCTATCGTGAGCCAGAGAGTCGAACACATGGTGTTCAGCTTTTTCTGTCGTCAAATTGATGGCGATAACGGTCCAAATCATGTCTGCTCCTCGTCATTGTTGTCTATATCTTGCAAATAAAGCTCAAGTTCCGTGAATCCCCCAATGAGCACTTGGTGCTTTGCGTTATGTAGATCTCTCTCCACAACAATCGGCACAGTTTGCTGGTGCCAACGATTTTTTGTCTCAGTTAATAGGGGACCAGACACGGGAGAAAAGATATAACCAACATTCTTCGTCTCTAAAAGTCCGATGGCTTTAACGCAAAATGGGCAGCTAACGCGACCATGTACTATAAAATAGCGACTACTTCCCACGCTATCCTCGCAACAACTGCTTGGAGCCGTGTACATTTATCTTATTTTCAATCGCCGTAGGCGTCCCAATTACGGTGATATCGATACCGTTCTGTCCGCGGCTTAAGTGAATCTTAGTAAAAGATTGCCTATCATCCAAATCAGCCGGGAAGCGTCCTTCGGTCAAGTGCTGCTTCGCCATGTGATCCTCGCGAATTGCAACAACATGTTGCGGATTAATAAAGACCTCATGCAATTCATACGATTCAGCATTAGAACCTGTATAGCGCCGGCTAGCCCTGATTTCTGTTAATTTAATCATCTGTCAATTCTCGCTCTTGTAGTTCATCTGTGTTGTTGTAGGGATAGACATGTTTCGATTTTACCGTCCACCTTTTTCCGTTCAAAAGAAGACAAAAATGGTATGAGTCACTTTGCTCTAAAAAAAGAGCAGCTGTTGGCCTCTCTGTCTTATAATAGCTGCTGTCACCGTTAATTATGTTAAATAAGATTACATCTTGGGGCACATAGCACAAATCGCCCTTGGTGAAATAAGGTGATATCACTACTCCTCCCCGGGGCCATGTACTCTCGCATCTTCTTCTTGCTTCTGCATCGCGTCGGAAACTACCTGCTCAAGCTCGGCTACGGCTTCGGCCGCCATTTCCATTGAAGTTGCAGCATCATCAGGCTCTTCGTCGGAAAGAGCCGGCGGCGGGTTCGTTACAACATCATACCAGCCTCCCAGCAGAGCAGCGCAATCTTGCAAACGACGATCAACGCTAGCCAAGGTACTTCGGCTACTTTGAATTAGGCGAACGACCTCGCCCACAGCCTTATAGTTATGTTCAGGTTCTTCAGATATCGCGCAGCGAGATGTTGGCTCTTCTGTCGCGGCCAGTGCAGCTTGAACTGCCTCTAGAGTTGCGCAAGCGCGCTGTACTAGAGACGCAATTTCATCCGGCACGGAATCGATCGATACCGAATATGTAAAGTTGACTCTTTGATGAGGGTCCATTTAGTTCTCCATATTATATTTAATTATAGCGTATATCGTTACGCTTGTCAACGAGTTTTTTTAAGATATCTTTCTTCTATAACAAGCGGCACTTCGCTGTTAAATGGCAAAACCATGTGTCTTTTGGCACCGGTGGCCATGCTGACAATTGGTGCTGCAGAAAGTTTTAAGATTATCATTGGTTGATTCAAAAAGGTCTGTAATTCTAGTTTTCTTGCGGCCGGAGTTCTTATATAAACGGTATCGCCCGTTGAAAATTCCGACTCACTACTATACTCTGCTAACAATATAGCAGAATACTTGTTGTTTGTCAACCTATTATATTGACTTTCTGTCGGTATAAAATCACTGTTAGTTAAAATTCTATGTGCCAGATCATTGTAATAGGGCGGGTTTGCAATATAGTACTTAGCGCATACTTCTGCTAGCTCTCTCTTTTTCTTATTCCACTTTTTTGTCCACGAATTAGTCGGGGCGTTTTCAGAATAATTCTCCCTTATAGATTTCAAAGCATTAATTTGTTTAATTGAGAGCTGACCTTTATCGTCATAGGATTTTAAAGACAATACGAAGCTGCGAGTTCTTGGACTCAAATCATAGTCATTCAACAACTCTTCTATAATCTCATAGTTGGCTCGTTCGTATTCCATCTAACCAGCAACGATCATGGCCTCCCAAATCTGCTTAGCAGCTAACATAAGTATTCCCGAAATCAAAATCCACTGTATTTTGGCTGTACTTTCCTTCCACTGTTCCAAAGCTCGGATTCTAGCATAAAGACCCTCGTCTGGGTTATAGACGGCATCTTTAATCTTGGAGATGTCTTCACACATCCGCTCTTGGTTTTGACCCAAGACTTCGATGCCGATAAGCAGTCTTTCCAACTTAGAGTTGAGTTCGATGAGTGTTTCAGAATGGTCTTGCATAGCACTAATATATAGTAAACAAGATGGTTAAATTACCTGGATGATGGCATGATTTGTAGTCAACAGTGTGCTCGCAGCGGAAGTTGCATTTTGCAGCGCGCAACGAGTAACTTTGACCGGATCAATAATCCCCGCTTCGATCAAATTTACGATCTCGCCTGTGGAAAAGTTATATCCGTGATGTATATCTGCTTCTGTCAAGTTGTTGACAATTATGTCTGGCGACTCGCCGCAGTTCGTTGCCATCTGGCGAAGGGGTGCCGAGACAGCTTTCTTAATAATCTCCACCCCAAGTTGCTGCTGTTCGTTCTCAACCTCAACCTCGATACTATTAGACGCGCGGATGATGGCCACGCCTCCCCCGGGAACAATGCCCTCTAACTGAGCGGACCTGACGGCCTCTAGCGCATCTTCGATCCTGTGCTTTTTCTCGATCATTTCGATCTCAGTTGGCGCCCCGACATGGATAATTGCTACACCGGATGCCAGTCTAGAAATTCTTTCCTGAATTCTTTCGCACTCATACAAAGAGTCGGTGTTGGCCAATTCTTGATTTAGACCCTCAATACGCGTTTCTACCGCGTCATAATCTCCAGAACCTCCAACGACGGTAGTCCTATTCTTCGTTATCTCGATCGATCGACATCGACCTAGGTGTTCCAATTTAACATCACGAACTCGAAGGTCCGATGTGCGCGTAACAAATGTTGCACCGGTAGAAAGTGCAAGATCGTTTAAAATGTTCCTGCGCTCTTCTCCGTAGCGTGGCGCTTTTATAGACACAACTTTCAGCGTGCCGCGCATTGAATTCATAATTAAAGCAGCCAAAGCTTGGCCCTCGACATTATCACTAACAATGACCAAGGGTCTAGATTCGCGAGACATCACCTCTAATACGGGCAACAATTCATCAACCGATGAAATTCCGTGATCTGTCACTAGCAAATAGCAGTCTTCGTGCCTCACTACCCCTCTGCGCTCATCCGTGATGAACGAGGGGGACATGTACCCAGAATCGAACTGAAAGCCCTCTACGATGTCTAGAGAGGTCTCAATCGACCTCGCCTCTTCGACCTTGATGGCGCCATCTTTTCCCACAGAATCGACCGCCATAGCGACAAGCTTGCCAATTGTTTTATCCCCGTTGGCAGAAATTGTCGCAACATGCTCAATGTCAACGGTACTGGATATTGGCTTGGCCATTTCATCCAGATTGTCCACGATCGCTTCAACTGCCTTATCCATCCCTCGCTTAAGTTCGACGGGTGATGCGCCGGCCGTGAGATATGCTTGTGCCTGAGTCAGTATGGCCCGGGCCAAAACTGTTGCTGTGGTTGTCCCGTCGCCAGCCGTATTATTAGTTTCAGCTGATGCTTGTTTAATAATCTCGGCGCCAGCATTTTCCATGGGGTCTTCGAGAGTTACAAACTGCGCGACCGTGACCCCGTCTTTTGTAATAATTGGGCGTTTGCCGCTCTCTTGTAAAATAACATTTCGACCTTTTGGGCCTAGGGTGGCAGCAACATTGTCTGCCAAAATGTTAACACCTTTTAAGATTCTCTGGTTCAAGGATGTACCAGAGTCATATTTTTTTGTCAATTGACACCTCTAAGTTTGTTGTTTATTATTCTTTAGTGGCCGCGGCCTGTTGCATATCTTGTTCGTGGTATTCTTGGGCGCCGGCCTTAATCTCGTCTGCGGTGCTGGCTGCCTCAAGCGCAGAGCTTTTATTCCCGCCAATAAAATATCCATTAATCTGTTGCGATAGCGTTTGCACTTTCTTGAACATATCATAAATTTTCTGGTTTAAGATTTCAGCGTATTCTACAGCTAGTGCGCGCACAGCTGCCTTTCCTACATATATTTGACCAATATACCCGAAGCCGTCTTGTTCCCATCTTTTTTGTCGATAGTATCTGGGGCTTACTACAAACTGTGTTTCTTCTGCGGCACCAGTATATCCAGAAGATTTAGCGATAAGATTCCAAAAGTCTATTGGGTTTTCTTCGTTTTCTGTTAATTTCGATTTTAATATTTTAACCGATGTGCCGTAGTCTAACCACTCTACGGTAGAAACACGCGCTTTTCCAGTTTTAGGATCAATATCTTTCTTATCCGGGGTAGTTTTCTGCGTATATGTTGTAGAGGCAATGTCTTTTCTTCTCGGGTCTGCTGGTGGAAGCTCTGCGTACCTAATGGGTTCGCCGTCCGCATTGACCAGTTCAAGTTTTTTTGGATTCTTTTCAGTGGGGCGGAGTGTGGCGTCGTCGAGCAGCTCTCTAGCATATTCAGGAACATAGTTCTTTACAATCTTTCGATATGCCCATGCCGTACCGGGATCGAAACCATTATTACGACCTGCGAGCATTCTCTTCTGATCCTCTGCAGAAATGGGATCATAAACCTCTTGCTCTGGCTGTACGGCAGGATCTTCATCTGGCTGGCCAAATTCCTCTTTCGGCAGCAGCAACAATTTGGCGTTGTGCTTATTAGTTACTAAAGCCTCAAAGAATGTTTTAGCAGTAAAGTCAAACTGGAAAAACCTAATAGTTTCGGGCTCCCCTCCCTCGGCGACCTCTTCAGCCGAAAGCTTTTTTGTAGATTCCATGTCTCTGAACGACTTCAAAACAACAACATAAGTCATTGTTCCGGCTGCGCCTGCTTGACCAACATAGTGCGGGTTAACCACCTCTTCACCTGTTTCTGAATCTGTGTATGTCTTTTCAGATCTCCGTGCGCCGGTAGACTGTGCTGTCGGATCAATAAAATGGTCGACCAAGTCTTTGTAGCTTCCGTGAACATTTCCCGTAGAGCCTGCGGATCCGGCGCCTGTGAGAAGCTTTAGACTAATCGGATTATCGTCTGCGTCGATCAAATCTTGGATTCCGGCGGTGCCTGCGGGTATTTGAGTGCCGCTTAACAGCGCTGATAGGAATCCTTCAAATGTAAAGCCGGCCGCAGAAGCATTAAAGTGAAGCATGATGTTGGTTAGCGTGTCGAGAAGCACGATGTGCGTGAGGATCTCTGAAATATCATCAGTTTGAGGCTTCTCTTCTAGAAACTCGGAAATCTTCTCAACCTTTTCTTTGAGTGTTGAACCGCCGGCGGAGCCCACAAGTCTTGTCAACAGACTCTGGATTATTTCTCGGTCTTCTGAGCCTTGTTGTCCCCACATCTTTTCGGAAATTCGAATTCGGGGTATGAAGATTTGAAGATCCTCCTTTTTGTCGGAAGGGTCTTCTTCTGCTGGCGCCACCTGCTCTTGTTCTACAATAAGGCCAGTGGTAGACTCCATGATTTCTTCAACGAGCTTGAACATATCGTTGATATTTATCTTTTCGGTAGCCGGCTCAAAATACTCGTTTAATAAATTTTGTAGTTCTCTGTCCATGTTGATAATAATTAGTCTCTAATCTTTGAGTTCGTCTAAAAGAGTTGGCAAATCTAGGCCTGCGCAGTCGATTTTTCTCTTGGTAAAGTTATAGTGATTGCAAAATCCCTTGAACTTGCCCCGATCACAATCTTTGTGTACTCCTGTTTCGACATATCCTGTTTTTGAATTTTTTGGATACTCAAGAGGAATCTCCAAACCTTTGTGTATAGCATACCACAAGGCTTGCAAAGCTTTAATTTGTACAGGATAAAAATCTAAAAATGGATCTAGTTTTTTACCGTGAACCCATGCGTGTTCCTGAATTGGTCGTTCTCCGAAGCCATTTTTCTTGTACCAGTTCTGATATTTGATGTAATAACCGTTGCTGATCTCGACGCCGATGCCTTTCTTGTTTCCTTGTACATGCCCTGCGTGCCATGCGCCATGCTGCGTGTCCAACATTTGATAAATTGTGCCGTCATTGTCGACTAGAAAGTGCACCGAAATCCCTCTTCGGTTAAGCACCTTTGCACATGATTGAGATGACAAGCAGACATCCCAATGGTTTATAAACATGGTAGGCTTTCGGTCTTCTTGCCCGGAATAATCGTAATAATTACCCGAATCTGCTCGAAAGCCCTCTTTTTCATCCCACAAAACTACATCTGGCCAATCAATTTCCAAAAACTTACCATTGTGCACAATATATTTTTGATCATCGCAACGCTCCCTAGAGCGAACATATGGAGAGCTAGAAGGTTTATAATTTGAAATTTCTGCTTCGCGCTCTGTCCAGATCCTACGATATGTCATGGGTCCGACGAGACCATCCGCGGATAAATCGTAACCTTTTTGCCACTTTTTTACAGCTTCAACTAGATCTTCGTCGTTATACTTCTCCCCAAACCACGAAGGATCCCAGCCTAATTTTGCGGCCGACGATTGGTTATAGAATACCTTGTCCATCGGAAACTAAACCACCTCATCAGCAATGCCATATTCGACGGCCTCTTCTGCGGTCAGGTACACATTGACATTGCGGCCAATAAGCTTTTTAATAAGCCTCTTGGTCATATCAGTTTCCGACACAATCGCGTCTATATATCGCTCTTGCAGCCAGCGGATTTCATCCATTTCATTTTCTAAATTGTGGATGGCGCCGATGTGCCCCCCGGTCACACCATGAATCATGGCTCGACAATTCTTTGCGATCCGGCGCTCACCCTTGGTTCCTGCAGCCAACAGTAATACTCCTGCTGACATAACTTTTCCGATCGCAACAGTGTGAATCGGGCAGGTTTGTTTAATTAATCTCATCGAGTCGTAAATTGCAAACATATCATGAGCGTCGCCGCCCGGTGTAGAAATCATGAACTCGATCGGCAAGTCTACAGGTTGCTGCCCCTGCATGACGAAGCCGCTTTCGCGTAGCATGATAAACGCCCCAATGACTTCGGACATCCGCTCTTCGTTAACTTCTCCAAACAAACCGACCGTGCGTAGATCATTTCCGGTTTGTGCGAGTGTCACGGTACCAGAAGTCTCAGCTTCTTCCTGTTGCTCGACTGACTCGTCTTGTTCACTGATTTTCATGTTATGCCTTTTTAGTATTTTTAGTTTGTAAGTTGCTTAGGTACACCATCGCAGTGTCCCAATCATTATACCCTATGCTGTTCCGATATTTAACTGGGTATGAATTAATAATGTTTTGAATAGTGCTCTTTTTCCATAAACTTATGGTGTAAGCGTCGATATTTTCTTGGACCTTCAAAGCATTCTTGATCGGCTCTGGCGTGTTCGCGTCATCAATACAAGTGGCGCGCATCGACTGAACGACATTGCACGATATATCCAAAACAGACAACAGCCTCAAGCAATCATGCTCTGTTGTTCTTATCGTCAAGTACGATCTAATTGTGTTGCTCAGGTGAGAAAGAATCTTTGCCATAGCAAATCCGAAAAGACACCATAAAGCGTTTTCCATATATTCCTCGTAATAAGTTGTTCGCTGTTTTACAAAAAAAGCTGCACAACTGCAGCTTTATTGCTGTGTCATTAATATAACACTATTTCTTTGTAATGTCAAGCAATCTTGCTGCTACTCGACGAGTTAAATTATCGAGCACAGATTCTTCTAACGGAAGCGCACTTCCGGGATGCGACCCCATGTGGGTTTGGCTGGCTTTTGCTTTGCCTCCGCCAAAATGGTGCTCGCCGGCACTGCTTTTTTGATTATCGTCAGAAGAAGAACCCTCTTCCGAGTTCCCACCCTTAGACAACATATCTTCGCCGCCAGCAATGTGCTTGTGTGCCTCTAAAAGCTGTGCGATCTGGTTTCTGACATAAGCGCGCAACTTGTTCTCGTAAACGCCGGCAGAATCTCTCATGGCTGGATCCTCAAGCATGTCAGGGCCTTCTGCGTCAAGCTCCATCGGCAACTCTTCATCGCCAACATCGCTCAAATCGGGCATGCCGGCTTCTTCGCCCTCTTCTCCAGAAACACTAAGCTGAACGCCGGATTGTTGAACTTCTGGATGCCCTTGGATTGCATCGACAATTGCGACAACAAGACCTTCGACATCAAAATCGCCCGGGCCTGCGGGAGATGCTTCGCCGCCCACATCAAGCGCGGCCGCATCAACGGCAGGATCTGCTAAGGGATCGGCACCAACAGGGTCGGCATCTTCGTCTTCTATCATACCGTCATCTAGTTGTTCACCTATGGATCGACGAGTATCGATAAAAGGATTGGTGAGCGGCTCTACAGACGCTAGCTTCATAAATCTTCGGATTTGGTTTTCCGATAAAAGTGTTTTCTTGCTCATTTGATGTGTTTCTCCTGTTGGTAAGCAAATTGGCGTACAAAATAAATAGTTAACTAAATCGATAAATGCATAAATTTATTTATTTATTGCATTTTGGTTTTCAATCTCTTGAGGGCCTTTTTTTCTATCTGTTGTATCCTAACAAAGGATACACCCTCTCTTTCCGCAATCTGTCGCAGAGTCATTGAACCGTTTTCTGCAATTGAGATATTTGCACAATTCAAATCTTCCTCATAGTCTATCCACATTTTACACTCTTCGACGGGACATGAAGTTTTAAGTTCTTTGCATTTCCTCGCACATAATTTAAGTAGTTTCACGACACTCTACACTCCCATTTCTTCAGCAATGATATCAAATATGTTTTCAATGTCTGAGTCAGTCAGACCAAAATCAGAGGCCGTCATTGCAGCAGCATTTTCTTCTCGGATTAGTTTGTTGCTCCGAGATTTATTTTTAATAAGGCTCGCGCGAGTCTCCTGAACCCATTCGAGCAGCGCGGGCTCATCATTGACATAAGCTTGCACAATTGAATTAAAAAACATAACTTGCGTTAAGCCGTCGCGATGAAGTTTAATTTTGAACGCTGCTTTCAAGCCCTCTGTGGTCTCGAAAATAACTCTATCGCTTTTTGCGCTGGACATCATTTTCCTCGGCCGAGAATATGTGTGCTACTCTCGGCTGCTCCCGCATAGGTTTGTTCTATAAATTCAGCCTTGCTTTGAAGTTCTGTGATGTTCCGCGCTCCGCTATAGGAAAGGCCGGAACGAATGCCTAAGGCTATTGAATCGATTACATCGCGCAGAGGGCCCTTGGTTGCAACAACTGCGGACACGCCCTCAACAGAGGCTGTGCTACCGCGCCACTCAATCTGCGCTTCGCTACTAGCCATGCCGCGATATGTTTTAAATGACTGACCACTCTTATCGTATATAAGATCGCCGGGAGTCTCTATTGTTCCAGCGAGCAAAGAGCCAACCATTGCAAAATCTGCACCGGCAGCCAAAGCTTTAACTATGTCTCCGCTTGTCTTCATTCCGCCGTCGGCGATAATTTTTGCATTACGATCCGATACGGAGCAGTCAAGCACCGATTGGAGCGTTGGGACACCATGACCAGTTTGAATTCGGGTCGAACAGATTGAGCCTCCGCCAATCCCTACGCGGACGGCGTCAGCCCCCCAGTCGGCTAAGTCATTGAATCCCTCTATGGTTGCAACATTTCCAGCAATAACATAAATTTTATTTCCGAATTTATCGCGAATATTTTTCAAAGCGCGTTCGACCAAAACATGGTGGCCGTGAGCCACATCAACACAAATAGTTTGTACTCCCATCTGTATTGCCAACTTGACCCTCATCATATAGTCGCCAGATACACCTACCGCGATTCCGGATAGCAATTCATCCCTTTTGCAATACTCTTGCGCTTTTAAGATTGAGTTGATTTGATCTGCCGGAGTGTTGTAGCGATGCATTACGGCCATGGCCCCTAAGCGAGACATCTCCGCCGTCAACATGGGGCCAGTTACAGTATCCATTGGACTAGCGATAACCGGCACGGATAACCTAAGATTGTCGCTTAAAGCGGAGCCAATATCAATTTCACTTCTCGACTCTATGTCGGAGTATCTCGGTGATAACAAGACATCCTCAAAGCTTACACTACTTCTCATTTTTATCTTTCTCCCTCTCTCTTAAAATTTCTCCGGTCTCTTGTATGCCTTCGACAGCAGCAGCGACCATGTTAAACGCCATCTGCCAACAGCTCGGACAATAGAGATTCACGCGATTTTCGGATTCTCGGACCGCCACATTCCATGTCGATAACATCTTCCTGTCCTTCTTGTCGAAAGGCTTTTCGCACGCAGTACACATTTCGGGAAGCTTGTCGAATAGCATCATCTTATCTGCTAAATCATTCTCTCCCTTTTTCCGTTGCTGTTTGGCTAAAGCACGCCTTTGTTTGCGATTCACGCTCTCTCCATAGAAAAAATTTTCGGCCGAACTCCGTAGCTCATCTGGGGTGAACTATCAAACACCACCACCGCGGAGGGGAACGGCGCCGAGTTTTCACTCTCGCCAAACTTGAGGCGGCCTTTAACCAAATGAATCTCGGAAGCCTGCATAACATATTTATGCCAATATTTTGTATCGGTGCGCGCGGGAATCAACATGACTACCCGGGTGCCCTCTGCTTTAGAAGATTCATAACCCTTTTGAATCCATTTATCAATCCCTCTTCCATACGGAGGATTGACAAACGCTGTATGCCCAGCCCAATCTTTAGACAGACCATCATCTGCTTCTGTATAAAAAGCTGCACACTTTGCATTTTTGCCGTTGGCGCACGGGTCAAGATCAAACGGTCCGAACCGCCAATTTAACCTGTCGTAAAATTCTTGTGGAGTCGACCAATTGCCGGTTTTGCTAGAGAACATGACCTTTTGTGTTGCTTTATTCACCTGTACTCCCAAGTGCTCCAGTACCTCGATCACTAATGGTGATTGGATACCATTCATATAAATTGTCTGCGGTAGTCTCTACTGCTCGAAATGAGACAACCGGAATCATAACTACCTGTGCTATCTTCGTGTGCGGCTCCACAACTTGCGTTTCGGTACCAATATTGTGAAGGTTAATAAACAGATCTCCATCATAGCCGCTGTCAACAACACATGCGCCGACAACAAGAGAGCGCTTGGCAGCTACGCTAGAGCGGTTTTTTACCTCTAACATGTATCCATGTGGCACTCCAAACTTTAGGCCAGTCTCTAATATTACACTCTTGCCCGGGGCAATTGTGATGGCGCAGTGATCCTTTGGAGAAAAATATATATCTAACCCCGCATCACTGGGGTTGCTGCGGGTTGGTGGCCGTACATTCAGATGCGTGCGGTGGTACTCGACTATCATTGTTTCCTCGCAGTCTTTTTATTGTTTTCTTTGTTATTCGGATCCATTATCCTCTCCTTATGATTATAATTTAACACAAATTTGACACAGTGTCAAGTAAGGTTTTCAATTAATGCTTCTAAAAATTCTTTCTTTTGCTCTTCTGTATGTAGCGCTAAAAGGCCGCTAACTGTTATTTTTGCTGGCCGGCCATACTGGTCAAATACCCAATTGTCTTTAGCGACCTTGTTGCATATCTGACACTGTGGGATGATGTTTGCGTTGTCCATGGGTAACGATGGGTCTCTATGTCCCTTTTCCAGTGTAGTAATAATATTATCATAGCGATGCACTTCGCCTTCGGCCGATCCGCATGTAGCACAGTTATTATCATATCTTCGCTTGATTGATTCAAAGTCAAGCATGTCCTCTGTGCGTCGACGGAAGTTATAATATGGATTGAGTTCGGTCAAATTAAGCAACACATACTCTCCCCTTTTAAGCTTTCTGTCATTGTATTTTGCTCCGTGCTGCAATATATTGTAGCCGTCTTGCTTGCCCAAATGTCTTAGAGCTTGTAGATCTTTCGGCTGTTGTTTAAGCCGTTCAGCGATACAAAGTTCTGCTTCTGATTTTTTAACTACTCTGCCCATATTTTGATACAGATATAATAAAGCTTGTCCTTTTTGCGTTTTGTGTCTTGGCAGCTTGACACCCTTTTCTCTCAACCTGCCCTTGTTGTAGGCGATTTCTAGATCTTTGTAGGTTTTCACAGATCACTCAAAGCTAAAGTCAACATCGACAGAAAAAACAAATTTAGGCACCCTCAACTCGGTGGCCAAGTTGTGCTGTAGGCATTCTTCCGCATCTAAAAACCAATCTGCATGGCCCTTTTCGTGGATATGCTTGAGGAAGTAGTCAGACCGCTTGCCGCAGTTTTTGGCCATCATCTTATAGACCTTTTGGTTCAACCTTTCTGCTTCTGCAGCATCGGCCTTAATTTCTTCAATTTTCCCCCAGGCTCCGGTACTGACATCGTGAATCATCACTGTCGCGTCCGGATCCATGTACCTCATGCCTTTCGAGCCAAACGAAAACAGGATGGCGCCACAAGACATTGCTTTACCTTGCACGATCGTAGCCACGGGAAGCTCCGCATGTTTAATATCACCGACCATGGACATTAAACTATATACCTGTCCGCCATAAGAGTCAATGACAACAGGAATGACTGGTTGGCCTGTGCTGTGGGCCAAGCTCATACTATGAGAAAAGGCTTTTGCCGAAGTTTCATCAAACTTGTTAACTCGTATGATAACCGGCTCTTTGCTTAGTTCGTACTTTTGTATAAGTGGGTGCTTTTTGTAAATCGTTTTCATGCTAATAACCTAAAGTTGTGTCTTATTGAGCGAGTGGAGAATCCCCACTGGGGATCATGATCAAGTCGAGCCATGTACGGTCGATTAATCTGTATGCTGTCTTTGAACGGGCGTACGCCCCAGCACTTAATGCTTGTCGAATTGCTAGAATCATCGATTACTTCGACAATCCAGTAGTCTTTTCCATTTTTAGTCTTTCTCGATGTAACTTTTCGCGGTATAAACCAGACAAGTTGTAAATCTGGGTCGAACTCGGAGATAGGCGGCACAAATCTTTCACTGAGCTGACCACGAACATAGTCGTCCATAACCAAGTTAATCGGAAACACGCCTGTCAAATCGACTAAATATTGAATCTTGTCTTCTTCCGTAAACGATGCCTCTGCCGCATACATCTCTATGTTTTCATCTAGGTTTTTTTGCTTCCTAGGTCGATCGACGGCTACGGCGCTCCAAAAATGTTTATCTCCGGTGAAGCGGTCGTCTATTAGGCAATCCATCGTTCCGGAGCGGATAAGTACATCTAGAGCCTTTTTGTTTAACTTGCTATACACAATATCCTCATTAAACAAAAAGTCTTCCACTACTTGAAATGGTCGATTCGCAACTATCTGCTCGATAGCCGCGTCTCCAAGGCCCTTGATTGAAGTGAGTGGTTGAATCAAGGTTTTACCGTCTTGCGTGATTTCCCACACAGCGCCTGATGTGTTGACATCAAGAGAGCGGATCTGAAAGCCCATACTTTTAGCTGTATTGATCGCGCGCTCTTTGCGTCGTTCCGGCTCTTTGTCCAGAAAGGCGGCTACCCACTCCGGAGTGTAGTGGTGGCAGAGCCATGCGCACTGATAACTAAGAATGCAATAGGATACCGCATGCGACTTATTAAATCCATACCCCGAGAAATACTCAAATGTATCCCACAATTTTTGCGCATCGACTCTGTGTACCTTTTTCTGTAGACAACCTGTGATGAACTTCTTATAGATCTTTTCCTTTTCTCTCGCTCCCTTGCCCGTGCCCTTCTTGGTCAAAAGCTTTCGAAGCTTATTACCCTCATCCAATGATACATCGCTTCCTAGCTTGTGTGCAAGAATGGCAATCTGTTCTTGGAAAATAAGAAAGCCGTATGTATCCGAAGTAACCTCTTCGACGATCGGGTGTATGTATTTAATATATTGGGGATTCTCTTTCGCCTCGACATACTTATCGTCAACATCAGCGCTAAGTGGTCCCGGACGGTAAATCGAAGTAATCGCAGAAAGGTCAATTATGTTAGTAGGCTTAGCTTTCATGCAAAATTCTTGTGCACCACGCTCAGTAAACTGAAAGATTCCGGCCCACTTTCCAGTGTGAAATACATCTTTATAAACACTCTCCTCTTCAAAGTTCATAACATCGGGATGAAGATGTGTATCATAATAGTTCTTGACATCCTCATATGTCGGGTCTTCAATGTTGTGATGGCGGCGCAAAATATGCTCGATGCACCCCTCAATCATCCGAAGAGTTGAAAGTCCTAAAATGTCGAACTTAATGAACCCCATCGGCTCCAAGTGACGCACATTCTGTCCTTCGCTCCACGGAGTCTGTCTCACACCTCCGGAGTTAATTAATGGCATAAAATTATCAAGGTTTTCTCCGACAACAACTCCTCCCGCATGGCGCGAGCAGGAGCGCACTTGACCATAAAGCACATCGATATGGTTTGCAACCTTTGGATACTTATTTAGAAAAGCTTGTAACGAGGGGCTAAATTCCTTTACCTCCTCAAATGTCGGAACATAAACTCCGGCCTTAATCCCATGCTTTTGCTTGGCGGCTGGGGTGGCCTCATAAATCATCTTCCCCGTAACAGTGTTAACTTCCGTAAACGGAATTTCGTAAAGCTTTGAAATATCCTTAACCAAAGAGCGCAACTGTAGCGTATTCCAGTTCGAAATAGGTACAACCGTATCATCCCCCCATTCCTCAATAAGTTGCTCTTTAAGCTGCATCGGGTCCGATACATCAAAATCGATATCTGGGTAGTCCGTGGCATCGGCTCTGAGAAACCGCGAAAACAGAAGGCCGTGCCTAATCGGATCAACTTGCGTAATGTTTAACGCGTAAGCAACCAGCGAACCAGCGGCAGATCCTCGGCCCGGGCCGGCGAGCATGCACGCAGAAGCCTTATCGGCAATTGCTTTCATTGTCAGGAAATACTTTGAGAACCCTCGATCATCAATGACCTTAAGTTCTGTTTTAAGGCGCTCTATGTACTCTGTGTTGTCTCCTAAACCCAGAGAACCTAAACCATCCATGGAGAGCTTTACAAGCGCTTGTGTTGCCGTCAGGCCCGGCGGTACAACAAAGTCTGGGAGGCGTACGGTATTGTCTGGAAAGAACTTCTCGATTCTCTCTGTTGCGATTAGATGCGTGTTGGTAATCGAGCGCATCACCATATCATCATCATATTCTATATCGGCTGCCTCGGAATACTTCTTGTAGCTCTCCCACATCTGATCGCCATTCTTTGGGTATAGCTCGTAGCCAACTTCTTCGACGCCAATTGGCAACTCCGAAGACATGTATTCTGGCAACCCCCCTTTGCCCAGCCAACCAAGCCTAGTATAAAGCTCGCGATCCTTCCACGCTGTAGGGTTTGGATAGTGACTATCTGCAGTAGAGATAAGCTCTACGCCGAACTCTTGAGCGACCTGTATGATCAGTTGATTCAATTCATGTTGCTCTGGAATGTTGTTCCACTGTAGCTCTGCGTACCATCTATCTCCAAAGATGCCTTGCATTCGACGAGTAGTTTCTCGCATGTTATCTAATGCCGCGGTGGTGTCGCAACCAGTCCGGTTACCTTCCTTATCATGAATACTGGCAGACCAATAGTTGCCAGCATACACCCCGCCCAAACACGCAGAGGCGGCGATGATCCCCTCGTTATATTTTTCAAGCATCGCGTAATCAATTCGCGGATAGCGGTAAAAATTCTCGGACTTATAACTTTCCGATACCAGCTTGAATAAGTTATTTAGGCCAGTCTGATTTTGAACTAATAAAACAAGGTGACGACGAGCTTTAAGAATATCTTGCGAACGCTTACTTGCTCCCTCGTCCTCAACCGAAGCTCTCGCAGCGCTGTCCTTTGCAATTGCTCGGGCCCTCTTTTTATCTTCCATGGCGCGGTTATACTCTTCGCGCCATTGTTCGTGGGACGGAATAAAATACGCCTCCATGCCGTAAATTGGCTTAAAATCTTTGCCTTCAGACTCCATCTTTTTTGCATGCAAAACTTGATACGCAAGGCCATTCATGTTTCCATGATCTGTCAGAGCTAGGGCGTCACAACCATTCTCGTGTGCAAAGTCCATATGTTCTGCAGGATATCCTAGAGCGTCAAAGATCGACCCTGCTACGGAATGTGCGTGTAGTCCAACAAACTTAATCTTAGGTTTAGACATTATCAATTTCTCCAATCTTGTTTAATCTTGAGGGGTATAAAATTTTATCGTACGGCTTTTCTATTTTCAAATCGGCAACTGATAGAAGATTGCAATATCCTTGCCAACTATCAATTCCGAAGTAACCTTCAATCTCGCACGACTCATTATTACTAATTATAGCAGAATTAAAGACTTTGTCAAGCGAAAAGAATCGTGCAGACCATCTTTCTTCTACGGGTAACAGCTTGCCGGACATTCCCTCTCCCGGTGTTCTTATCCCCGTGCCTTCGCTACGCAAATTTGCCCTCATTTGCTTAAACTGCTCTCCTGTGAAGGTGAAGCCCAAATATAACCCATCGGAAACAGTCTTGCCTCCATACGATAACATAAAGCCTTCCTTAGAAGATATCACCTTTCTATGCTCTCTTAGTTCGTTATTGTCGTAGACTCCATATGGAAACGAGACATAGTATTTATCTGGAATGACCCACTTGCTTAACTTTCCCGATACCGAGTATGCAGTGTTTGCTCCATAGAGTACGCTCCACGCTAGGCAATCGCGCTTATCTCTATCTTTTGGATGGATTGGAACATAGTATATTGGAATCAATTTTCTGCTTTCTGATGGATAAGTATCTTGCTTTCGATAATACCAGACCGGATCTTGCACACAGTCACCGACAACTTTTCGCACTAATGGCTGAGTGTCATAGTGACACACAATCCAAATAGTTTCACAACCAGCATATGCACACTCCATAACTGCATGCTGCAGCGCCGTATACCCCGGGGCGAGCGGCATAAGAGCGTCGTGCCACGGCATACCATAATCTAGAGATTGGCCAGCTATTGGCACGATCCCCGCTAAGTGAAATGAGTTAGTGTCTTGTTTACCTGTTTTCATTTTTCATAAAAATCATTGTTTTTGTGTTCTCGTATTCAGAAAAGGTTAATTTTCGATAAGTGCGATCTCGGGATTCGATCTTTAGCGGCCTGTAGCGTGGATTTTGTTGTGCATTGGTGCCATTTTTTGGCCCACTGATGCCGGTAGCCTTCATCATACTAATGATTTTAAATTTTGCGTATATCTCTGAATAATCGATATCGTGCAGCTGCTCTTCTGTAAGTCTCGATACTGCGACAAGATCTTTTCTGTTGTGTTCGCCGTCGATTCTGTTCGACGGATAGAAATATATATCTTTTATAAAGTTCTCATCAGAAGCTATGTGCTCGTGCTCATGGCACATGCCCGTTCGAACATCAAACCAGTCTAAAACCTCGTACTCTGGTGTGATAATTTTCTTTGGGGCAGGGAGGATCGACAATTCATCAGGAATAAAAACTATTGCCTTCTTTATCTTGTATTTAAGCTGTCTGGAACGATCGCAGACAACGCGAAGATTATTGCCATCAATCACAATGTTTGTGACTCCTGACGGATGCGGCACCAGCCCGTTTAGAGAAAGCTGGAATCTCATTTCCCTGTAGATGTTCATCTTTTCTGTTTCGAAAATATAGGGTGACAGAGATTCTTTATATAAAAGCGGCAACCTGTTTTCGTAGGCAAACTTTGTTGCTGCAAAATTTCCACCTATCACAATTCGTTTATAATAATGTTCAAAATCATCCATCCGGATCCGTAGTAATCATGCACACCACATAATTTTCTAAAATTAAATGCACCTTTTCATCTTCGTAGGATAATTCTTTAATCATCGAGCGCTCTACCAGAGCGGTGCCAAATTCGGAAAGGCCAGAATTTATACTACAATCTTCGGCCCAGTCAAGGATCGAAACTGCGACATGTTGAGATTGTTGTTTTTGGTAATCCTCTGGAAGCAGTATTCCCGAAGGCGCTCTCGAATCTTCTTCTGAATCTTCCAAAGGCTTAATAAGAATATGTCGGTTAACGGGGCAAAAAATACTTGTAGACACTTTAACTCCTGTGTTTAGCTACATTTTGAAAACCCGCACTGCTTGCAAGATGCACAGCCATCAACATAAATCAATGACTCGGCATTACAAGAAGGGCAGGTCTTATCTGACACAACTGTACCATCTTTAATATAAGTTTTTAATACGCGCGCAACACATTTAGCAAAACTAAACATATCGCTATCTCTATCTTTTTGCATTTGCTCCACCACATACTTAATGTTTGCGCCATGGCGAAGAGAAAGAGAAATCAATCGTGTGAAGGCAGAATTATTTGGATTATCAAACACTTTCACCACATCGCGGACCCTAACAGAATCGCCATTCGTGCCGACCTTAAGATCATAAACTGAGTTCATTGTTTTTCTGGGGTGCTTAACTAACATGCCTTCGGTGTGTTTTTGAGGTATTTCAATAAGATTTGATAACCCGCCCATAACCTCATAAGGCTTGCCGTCGAGGAGTCCCACCAAGATAATCCACTTTTCTCCCTTAATAGTCGTGTGGTAGATTCTGCAGGGCAGCTCTGATGGTCTGGAGGCGGCCCTGTTTTCTGGGAATTCATCCTTGCTTGCTTCGCTTTCCGTGACTAGTACTCCGCTCCTTGAACCATCTACATAAACTGTAATTCCTTTGAGGCCGGCTTTCCATCCGCGCATATATAATTCCGACACGACCGCAGAATCAGTCTCGCGGGGCAAATTAATTGTAGAACTTATTGAGTGATCGATGTACTTTTGAATGGCGGCCTGCACATCTATTCGGCCGGTCCACTCAATCTGATCGCTTTCAACAAAAAATGACGGCAACTCTTCATTATTCCCACCTGTTGCTGTGCACCAATCTTCAATATTGTGGTGCATAACAGCATACTCAGCCCAACGATCTCCCAAGCTGTCAACAAAATCAGCATCGACATTATCTTCATTATGTGAAAGCTTTCGTCGGCGGACATATTTATTCCGAAACACTGGCTCTAAGCCAGAACTAGTCTGAGATAGGATAGAGACCGAACCTGTAGGAGCGTTAGTTAAAATAGAAATGTTTCTTCGACCAACTTGCGCTATGAGAGCGCGGATATTCTCTGGGAGTCTTTTGATGAAGAGGTTTTCCTTTTCAGCGGCCCAGTCGAAGGCTTCGAAATACCCTCTTTCTTCTGCCAGCCTCGCTGATTCCAAATAGGCTGAATCTCTTAAGGTTTGGTAAATCTGCTCAATTACCTTTATGGCCTCCGGAGAATCATATGAAAGGCCCAAACAAGCAATCGCATCAGCTAGGCCATGGGTACCTAATCCGGTTCGCCGGCCAAGTCTAGCTTGAGTTTCAAGATTTCTCCACAACAGCTTTTCATCTTCTGTGTCGCATACATCAATAATTTTATTAAGCTTTTCTATCTCAAGCTCCACCAAATCGTCAGACAGCCTCATCGCAACAGAAGCCACTTCGGAAAACTTTGCAAAGTCGAATTTGCTTTTCTTTTTGAATCTGTTTTTGACAAAGTTTTTTAAATTAATAGATATGAGCCTGCAAGAATCGTATGAAGAGAGTGGTATCTCTCCACACGGATTAGTCGTCACAGTCTTAAACCCAGCGTGAGCATATTCTTCCGCCGGTAGATTGTTAACGATGTTATCCCACATCAACAGTCCCGGCTCAGCCGTCTTTGTGGCCGAATTTATAATAGTATTCCACAGAGCCTTCGCGTCAACCTCTTTAACATGAGTCGGGTTGTCCGAATCTACAGGATATTGCAAAGTAAATGACTTTTCGCCCTCAACCGCCCTCATAAAGTTGTCGCTTATTTTGATTGAAACATTGGCTCCTGTCACTTTTGTCAAGTCTTGTTTCATAGTTATAAACTGTTCAATGTCTGGATGTCTAATATCCATAGAGATCATAAGTGCTCCGCGGCGGCCGTTTTGGCCAATCATGCGACAGACATATGAATACAAATCTGCGAATGACCACGCTCCCGTGGTTGTCCCGGCGGAATTGTTTACTGGTGCTCCCTCCGGGCGGAGGCTACTAAGATCAATCCCGACCCCACAACGGCGCTTAAACAAATTAGCCAGATGTTTTCCGCTGTCCATGATTGAAGAAATGTTGTCAGCGGGGGGTTCAACCACCACACAATTCGATAAGGATACATTGACATAATTGTTCCCAATACCCATCATAGGCGAACCCTGAGGTACGATATAGTTAAAATCTTTTAGGTAAGAGTAAATCTTCTCTTCTGTTACTGCTCGTTCGCTATTGAACTTTTTTTCTATTCTATAAAATTCAGATGCGAGTCGACGATGCATGTCGTCTGGGGTTTTCTCGCAAAGATTGCCGTCTTTGTCTTTGAGGGCGTATTTTGTGATCCACACATTGGTTGCCAGTTCATCGCCACTAAAATATTCTAAAGTTGCCTCCCTGACCTCTTTCTCATCATACATGCTCTATTAATCTCCTTTCTTAAAATTTTTATATTTTTCTCTTAGCGCTTCGGCTTGCTGTTTGGCCGAATTTGCCATAATTTCTTGCGGAGTTTCTCCCGTGGCTTGTAAAACCTTAATTTTAACTCTCGCAGTGTCCATAAATACTGGGTATACAAGTCCGTCAGCTCCAAATCTATTTTTCGCTACAAATACTCTACCAGTGTTATTGTTCTTGTCCTCTATTGTTCGCGAAAGCGAAAAAATGAAATCAGCAACAAAGCATTTGCTGAATGCTTCCGATATCGACTCCATCGTAATGACCTCGGCATTTAATCCAGAGCGGTTTGTTTGGCTGGCCGTCCACACGGGGCATTTGTTTTCTTGCGCGAGGGCGCGCAAGCCTTCGTAAATTGACTGAAGATCGTGTCGGCGCTCTCTGTGGCTTGAAGTGGGCTTAAGCAGATCGCCATAGTCGACTATGATCATATCTGGCTTGATGTTGCGCTGTGATAGTTTTTGAAGATGGTTATGCAAAGTTTTAACTGAAGCGGATTTCGTGGGATACTCTTTAATAATTAGAGTGCCCGAAATGTCTTGGACCTTTTCGTATACCAATTCTTTAAAAGAAAATAAGTCTGACAAGCAAACGCCGGTGAGACAACTATCGTATCTGCTTCCGACGCTTTCTTCGGAAAGCTCTAATGTATAGTGAACCACCGTTTTTCCTGCTGCGACGGCTTGCGCTCCAAGGTGTACAAGTACCATGGATTTGCCGGCGCCGGTTGGCGCAATAACTACACCAAGTTCGCCAGAACCCAGACCATCTTTACATATTGAGTCTAATTCGGTCCAGCCCGTTGAGACCGGATTTCGGGCCTTAATCTCAAATCTCGCTTCGAAATCCTTTAGATAGTCGTGGCCGTAATTATTGTCAATGCCCAACTTGAGCGAATCATTAATAACTGTAGCTATCTCATCAAACGAGGCTTCTTCTAACAAGGGCACACACTTAATCATAGCATTTTTTAAATTCTGCTTTCGGCAAAAATCAAGCGCTGTTTGTTTTATGTAATCGGCGCCGTCAGTCGAATCATCACTGTAGATTCTAGCAAAATAGTCGCGCACCTGCTTGCGTACGGCCTCGTTCTCTCCATCAAGCTCGGTACGCAGTATGGTTGTCATAGTCTTTGAAGATGGGTGTACTTGATATTTATCTTTGTATTTTAATATCCTCTCAACAAATACTTGCAAGTACTTAAGTTCAAAATAGTTAATATCCAGCACTTCGCAAATCTGATCTGCAAAGGGACGGTCTTGTAATATAAGCTGTGTTAGCCCTTCTTGGAAGGATTTGCCGAACTTGGAAAAATCTGCCATTTGTGCTTGCGCCATTGATGCCTCATAAGATAGGTGTACAAGTTATCATATATAATAACCTGTTTAGAGTTAAATGTCAATCCAAATAATCAGAAAGACATCAATTTGTCGTAAGAATCGACTTTCAAGTTAGATAACTTTTCAAGATACCCGTTTCGGCGCAACACTTTGAATGTTATATTTTCGGATGAATATTCGCCGTTTTCTTCTAATCCGCATTTGCGAAATTTCTGTATCTTTTCCTTTAGTCTTCCTACATTGTCCATTGCTTTTTTGTATTCTTGTTCTTGAAACTGTTCTTCGATCTTATCAATCTGGGTCATGATATGGTTGGCCTTAAGTGTAACACTTGCCGAATCGACTGTAAAGTCTTTTCTAAAGGGTTCTACTATCCATTGATCGTGTAGAACCGAATATACCCCGGTTGAGTGATGCGGCTCATTAGAGTCTTGGACATATATCTCTACTTCATAGCCGTTTATCTCAATATTGTGTCTCCTATTCCACGCGGCGCGCTTGGAATTCATCATGGCCTGTGTTATTTCTTCATCACCAGGCAAAAGATTAAAATCAACCAATATGTGCAGATCTACATCAGAATATTGCGACCAATTAAAGTTTGCCAACGATCCGGTAAATGTTATATCATCGATTTCGACTGTTGGCAGATCTAGCCCAACCCAAAATTGCTTCGCGATCATAATTAACCTTTCTCGAACTTGCGGCAATAACACTTTGGATGGTGCCCAAACATTCGGTTCGAGATGATCGTTTATTTTAAAGCTTGACAAATCGATCGACTCATTTAAAATCTCTTTATTCGCATGTTCGGACCACACATCAAGTTGTTCTCTCAGGCTCAGATCCGATTGACGCCGTGCTCCTCCGGGGAGGCGGCCTTGTCCAGTATCGGTGTTGTAGTACGGATTATATCTCGGATCGAGCCCTTGGAGCGGGTCATTAAATTGTTGTGGTACCGTGTGAATGTCCATACGCTGGGCTCGCCAATCACCGTCCGGTGGAGGCGGTGTCCAGCCTGCGGGCATTGGCATCGTCGAGGCATCTATGTTGATATTTGGGCCGGTGAGTTCGGGCCATGGCTGACTCTGGCCCGTGTATGCAAAGGGCCCCAGGTCTTGCATATATCTCCCATAATCAAGATAGTTCTCTTGAGACTGCAGTGGGGTAAACCCCTGCTCTGTTCCGTACACACCTCCCTGTCCTGTTCGCCATGCGTCTTGTCGCTGCTGGGCCAACTGGTACGCGGCGGCGGCCGGGCCGGTTTCTTCCATGGGTCGGGCAAGGATCGACTGATCTGCTAAAAACTGGGCGGCTTCGGGACTGAATTCGTGGAAGCCCATTGCGCTGTGGTATTCATCTGGTGTGAGATTGGTCCGTGGGGCGCCCGTGGTCGAGCCGCCATATGGAGTAACTCGGCCCGGGCTATAAACTGTGGGCGAAGATGTGGAATCGGGGCTAGGCTGAGCATTAGTGCTGCTGGGAGCTTGCCCTAAAAGGCCCTGACTCATATTATTGGCGGCATCGGCGTTATATGCGGCTCGATCTGGCCGGAAAGAGGGATATGCATTTCTAATGTCGGCGGTGGCCTGTTTCGCGGGCTCAAGACCAGTTGCAACTGTCTGGGTCGCACCTGCTAAGTTCGTGGCCGCCGTTGATGCATCCGAGTAAGCTTGGTTATAATCGTGTCTTCTTTGTACGCGGTCGGCGCGCCTTTGATCGGTACGATAAGATGACCATGGGTTAACTGTTCGATTAACTCCTGCCCAAAACCCGGATCCATGCTCGGACGGCAAAGGTGTGTTTTCTATTCCCGGGACCCTTACCATGTCGTGCTGGCTAGCCAATTGTTCATCGCTCAAACGAGGATCAAATTGTGGATTTGCCTGCATCCAGCTTTCTTCTTTTTCGGTGAATTCGCCTCGTCCTTGCCTGTTCCAGCGCATAGATCCTTGCAGATCTGTCCTCGCGTCTTCAAGTGTATCTTCTAAAGTACCGCGTGTTCGGCTGGGAAGAGTAGAATCTGCTATCCCGAAATCTTTCTGGAGGTCGTCACGACGATCCCTAAAAGCCTCTCTTTCGGTTTTGTCTTGCCGATCCCATGGGGTATCTTCATCTTCGTACCGATCTTTCCACTCTATGGCTTGAGAACCAGACTCATCGCGGTCTTCTTCATCGACATTGGGGGCCGCCCAGGTTGCGGCTTGCTCTAAAAGAAGTTGAGTAGCGCGCACAATTGCTTCGAATATACCTCTTTGAAATAGTCCTAAATCTACAATTACAAAATCGTTGGTGCTGGGGCGCATCATAACATTTTTTATATGCACATCTTTCGGTCTCCAATTCTGATCTTGCATAAAAAATCTCATAGCAGCCATTAGGTTTTGCGCCTCTGGGAATAAGTCTTCTACTTTTTTGAGAGTCGGCCCTGCCCACGATCCACGATCAGTTTCTTCGTCACCCGGCTCTGGCTGGTGAACTGGAACAACTTGTTTATCAAAGTAATATAAAATATCATCTACTAGTGCTTTTTCAAAAGAACTTTTTACTGCTGGACTTTGAAAATCTAGTTGTTTAGATATCTCATCGGTCACAGTATAAATAACACTTTGAACATCTCCTCCGTGTGATATTTTGGTTACGGCATTTATAACAGACCCTATAATTTGTTCACGATTAACCAAAAACTCACGCATTTGATTTAATATTCGATTATTGTTAATAACATACTTTGCTATTTCTGCTACCGCCTCTGGGTTTTTTAAAATCTTCTGTTTTTTAATGGATGCAGTAGGCGCATCTTGCGCCGCAAATAATTCTTGCGCCACTTTCTTTGGCAAAGGTTTGAGCAATTCCATAAATATGATGTTGTAGTTATCTGGGCCGGCCACGATTTCTTTAACATCTGGTAGGTATTTTGCATACTGTGTCGGCATGGAGGGTTTGTTTTTCATCGCGAACTCATAATTTTCTGTTTCACGATTACTGTCTTTTACGACTTTGGCCGCCAGTCTTTCGCCACTCGCACCTCTTTGAACTTCGTATACGACGCCAAAGGCGCCGCGGCCAAGCTCTCGCAAAACAGAAAAGCCCCCCTCTTCCAGAAACGCTTTCCATGATTGTTCCACTTTTTTTCTATCAAGGTGATCGGGCGTCGACATCGTGTCGGGCCAAGTGTTTTCAGCCAAAAACGACTTCCATGAGTTAAATATTTTTCTATTGCTGTCATTCATTGCTTGAGGGCTCTCTTAATCGCGTTTAGGTACTTCGGAGGCAAATCGTAACTATCCAAGTCCGCCGCATCTACTAATAAATAGTCTGTATGTTCATCGCTGAGTGATATATCTTTATTCTTTGGCATAGAAGCTTTAAAATATGTGTCCCTTCCTTGCGAATACAGCTTTTCTGGCCTTCTTATTATTAAGCCTGTCTCTTCCCACACTTCTCTCTGCAAGCCGTCTTGCATATCTTCGCCCTCGATCAGGTGGCCGCCCGGCAAATCCCACTCACCGGGGTGCTTCTCTAGATTTTCGGATCTCTTAACAATTAAAACTTTATTTTCATCGTATATGACCGCTTTGGCTATCTTGTCGCTATCCACTCTCTTTTCACCCTCGCTAATATATTTTCGCCAATTTTCAAGCAAAAATTTCATCTTCCATCTTCCTCTTTAATTATTGCAGATTTGCGTCTTAATGTCAAAATCTCAAAAATTTGCCCGCGAAAAAATCTGAGCAATTGCGAATATTGGATCCGCGCTATCTCACAGATATTTTAGTCACCACCGTGCACTGCATACAGCGATTCTTCGTCTACGGGCTCCGCCTTGCGACGATAACTGTCTTTGACCTTTTTGCTAATCGGAATTGCTTGGCCGTCTCCATCAATCCTTACATAAGTTATCTCAGTCTGACATACGAGCTTTTGAGTTCCGTTGTAGACGCTGTGTCTGCGCGCCTCAAGCTTAAGCTTGCATGAGGTGTCGCCAATGTCCAGAACCTCTCCATATATTTTGATAAGGTGGCCCGGGCGTACTGGCTTGGCAAAGACAGTCTCTGCCATTTTAACCGTAACCATTCGCGGCGTATCACAAACTTGGCACGCATATGCGGCGCCAGCTTCGTCTAACCACGATAACATAACTCCTCCAAAAAGATTACCATGCACGCCAATGTTCTGTCCCTTGCAGATGTGTGTTGAAACAAGCTTCATATTATTCTGGCTCCGCAGTGTCTGTTCGCCTCAGGCTTCCAGCCTCGGGCAGGTCTTCCATCTCTTCTATCTCTTCATCCTCGGGGAATCCAATTTCATCATACTCATATCGTTCAAATTCCGGGACAGATGTCGGTTCTATAGTCTTACTTTTTGGCCCACATGCAAGGGCAAGAAGAACAATAATAAATAACCACAGTCTATAGTTCATTTTAAAAAACTCCTCCATTTCTTATACATTCTGTTCACATTTCTATTTTCTTTCAACTCTTGTTCCGATGAAGTTTCTTGTTGAGACTCTTGCGCTTCGGACTCTGTTTCATCCCACAACTGTTCGATAGGTTCTGGACCTTTCATTCCAGACGGCATTCGCAGTCTCTGCATTGTCTGCAGGGTACCCAAAAAGATTTCGCGAAGTTTATCTTCATCATCAACAGTACCGGGTTGCCAGACTGCCGCTTGAAATAGGTCTATCACTTCATCAGGGTCTTCATAGCTAACTACCAACGCAAATTCATAATTTACACCATTATCAAGAGGCATAGCTCCGGTTCCCTGATCATATATGTCTACATTATACTCTGTTTGAACCTCTTTTCTTGCATCTGATAGCATCTTCTTCCGAATCGCAAGTCTAAAATCACGAGAGTCTAACACTTGTTGTAAAACCTGTGGATTCCATTGAAGTTCTCTGGTGTCGAAGAAAAATTCTACTTGGCCTACTATAATGGTAGCCTCGTCCGGATCCCACTTGTCATCAAGCTCAAGCGTCCATTCATATGGATCGATATCTCCGTTTGAGATCTCCATGGCCATGTTTAAAAACTTGCTGCCAACCATAGCACCTTCCATCTTATAATGTCTGGTAAGATAATGTTTAACTCCATCGTACATGTCATCAATAGCATTGACAGCCACACCAAAATCCTCGACCTCTTCTGGATCTGCAACGAACGACATGCCGTTCCACTCTGGTATATACTCGGGGCTGATACGGAAGCCCAAAGATACTGTCTGGCTGTTGCGTCGAAGCCAAGCGGAGCCCTCATCGGCCCATGCCCAACCTAGGTCATTAAGTTCTGATACTGCCCAGCGCGCAGAGGTTGAGGCAGGAAGCTTGTTCCACTCTTCTATACCCCATTGGATATTCATATATGCTTTGAGCATGATGATAACTTGACCTTCGTCGTCCTCTACATCGACTTGAATTTCAGCAGCTTGGTAACGACGGTTCCATTCTTCAGCTATCTCGTCGGCGCGCCTTTGTGCATCTTCAATTTGGCCGGCGTTGAGCATAGAAAGATCTATCTCATCCTCTGCAGTTGCGTCCTGACCGACCTGTCCATCA